TGGTAATAGTAAATTACTTAATGGAGGACTGGCTGTTAGTGCGGCGATTTCTTCATCATCTGCATCATTATTGGGATTAATATCAAGATCAAGACCCAGGTTTTTTGCTGCGTTAACAAATGCACCTACCGATATTTCTTTTTTTGCGTTAGTGTCATTAGCCCGACCTGATAGGAATTGTACCAAAGCCATTAACTTGGTATGATCAAGAGGAGCAGAGTTTTCTACTTCGAAAATTAGCATTACCGTTTAGCCCGACCTATTCCCGATGTATCTGGCTCCGGTAATTCTTCTGGCGGCGATTCAGGTGGTGCTTCTCCTCCAGGTGCTCCGCCGGGCATTCCGCCTTGGTCTGGACCGGCTCCTTGGTCTTGACCTGGGAGTGGTGGCGGAGATGCTTGCCCGGTTACAATACCCAGTGCTTGATCCATTTGCTGTTTAGCTGATTGAATATTTTGTACTAGTCCACCTAGGGCTGATACTGCATCTTGGTTAAATTGCATTGCTTGATCAACACCTACTTGGTTTTTCATTTCATCAACCAATGCTGGTAGATCTTTAAACTGCATACTAGATACTTCTTCCAACATTTTCTGAATGTCGTCAACCATTGCTCTAGCTGCCAAAACTACCTGGGCTTGCTGAATTTCTGATTCGCGCAGTACGTTATATAACTGGCGACGAACTTGTCTACTTTCTGTTTGCAGGGCTCGCTTGGCAATTAACTTTTGTTCTTTTACTGTCAAAGGTAATCCACGCTTAACTTTAGCCATAGCCATGTTAATTTCTTGAACTTGTTGTTGACCAGGGGCCGGGGCTTGCCCTGGATTAGTCCCTGATACGGCCGCTTGCATCTGCGCTGTCTGTGTGCCAGCTGCTTGCTGCACATTTTTTTGCTGTTGTTGCGCGGCTTGAAGTTGCTGTTGTTGTGCTGCTTGTTTCACAGCATCACCAGCGGCTGCAACCGGGTTAGGTTGTGGAGCATTGGCAGCATCTTGTTGTTGATTAAAATTAGAACCAACTGTAGTCGCCATACCAACAGTAGCGCCGCCCTCTTCTTTCACTTTGGCCCGTAATACACGTTCCATCATCATTAGTTTTAAGTAAGTAGGATTTTGCTCGCTGCTATGGAAAGCGGGAGTAGCTCGGTGTTCATTTACCAGCTTGCTTACTTTTTTCAGCATTGTACGTGCTTGACGTGTTGATATTACGTCAACGTTGATGCTGTCACCGAAGTAACTTTCAAATACCTTAGCGGCTTGTTTTGATGGCGTGGTCGCGGCCAGTTCGAACAGTTTCATTATTAAATCCTTTTTGTTGATAGTATTTAGCGTAATTTACGCATTTTGTTAATTGTTGCTCCACCTGCTTTTTATGGATAATCTTAGTTTCTAACTTGGTTTCAACAGTCTCACGGAATAGCGAATTTTTACTGCGTTCTGCTACATTTGCCCGTGTGTTAATATCATTAGTTAGATCCATTAGTTTTTTATCCAAATTTAGTATATCTCGAGCTAAGTTATAATTGGAAAACTTAGCGGCTATACACCAACTTAATGCTGTTTTTGTGCTGCTAAACGTACCTGCATCAGTGGCAGAACAATAAACACGACATACATTTTTTTCTTTCTTAATAACATATCGACCAAATACCTCATATTCACCAGCCTCATTTTGAAAAATAAGGTTAGTAGTTATGTTAGGAAACTCTTTCCTAAAGGCTTTATCAATATCCATGTCATTCATCATTTTATAACATAATGTGTTATGAAGTATCCAACAATTGCCACTAATGTAGCGATTATTCCAACTCCCCAACCAATTAACCGATCATTATTTTTTTCAGCCATTTTTGCCAGGGAAGTTTTTACATCTACAATCTCAGAGCACAGATGGGTGATTTTACTGTCTAATGCAATTAATTTAACATCAACTGCATTATATCGCTCGGCACATAATTCAACATGCGCTTCTAAACTTTTCTTCTCAATATCGGTGGGCTCAATCATATCTTTCCTCAATAATATATTTAGCTTAATAAACTAAACCATATATTTTGATCGACACCATTAACTACTAAAAATGGGGTTATATTTTCGTTATTTCCCAGTTGTATTAACATGGGAACCCCAGCACAGTCGGATAACAGCATCTCAGTGGGGTTTTCCTCAGATCCGTATACATAGGGTGTATCTACTTCAAACCCAAAATTCCATATGCTATCAGATTTTGTCGGGTTATCTAATTTTGCTATCTGTGTGCGCAATCCAATCAATTGTGTTACAGTTTCCCAATTGCGTTGTTGATTTCTTGCATGATTCCATGAGCGTTCATCTACAATATTCTTCCCCGAAACGTCAATAAACGGAACTCTCGAGGATTTATAATGCCCGGTAACCCCGGTGGCAGTAATATCAAACAAAGTTTTACAAGAAAATCTCATTCAGAGTCTTTGGATAGTTCATATAGCATTTCAGCCTGCGTGCATATATCATTAAGTGATGGATTATCTCTTCTAGCATTAAATATTTTTATCCAACGCTTATATTCAGCTTTTTCTTTGTCAAGAACTTGATCGGTGGAAAGTAAATGCCGGTGTGTATCGCCAGGTTTACGGACGTACACCGTACGCCCACCATCTGGGCTTTCAAAAATTGTTATTTCAGTAATTTTGCTGACCATCATAATATGTGTGTATTTAACTGATTAAAATATAGTGTCAACAAAAAGCCCCTTTCGGGGCCTTTAATTATTGCTCGCTTACAAACAGATTAAGTTTTTTAGCTTCTTCAATAATCATATCCGTACTGGGAAAGTCTGGCATTGTGGGAAATTGCAAGGCTAACTGTTCTTCAGTAGGACCTTCTACTCCAACAAAGACTTCTCGTTTGGACATAAATTCGTCCATAAGATTTTGTCGTTTTTGGAATACTGGCTCATATAATGAATCCTTGGCCAGCTTTAGTAATTCGAGACGAATCTCGTAAGGTGTTTTGCTCATAGTTTTCTCCTTGTGTGAATGTGTGTGTGTTAAAACACGAGCAATATTACTTAGTCATAGAAAAGACAGCCAACAAAAAACCCGCCTAAGCGGGTTTAGTGTTTTTAAAGATAACTTTAAAATTAGCTTGCTGTTGTAGCTGTTGAAGCTAAACGGAAACCAACGTCTGTTACAGTTGCGCCAGATGCATCATAGCCTGTACCAGCAACGTTAGAACCTAACGCACGGATAGCGGCTTGTAATGTAGCTGCGGTGTAAGCTGCTGTTGGATATACAGCCAATGACATGTTTGTAACGTTAGCGGTAGCAGCAACTTGATAAATTGCGACTGTCGCTGTCTGCTGAATAGTTTGCAAAATTGTCTGGATTGCTCCGTTAACACCGGCTTGGGCTGAAGGATCAGCACCTAAGTCTACTCCGAAGAAGTCCAGTTTTGGACCCATGAAGTTAACTGGTACACCGGCTGGTGCGTATGTTGCGTTTGCTGATAACTGTGAACCGTTAAGGGTGTCAGTTGCGAATACTGGTTGTGAACCACCTGATACTAATGGAATTGATGCCATTTTAAATCTCCTAGTTGATGGACGCTGAGGTCCTACTTTTATTTAGTCAGAAGATGAAAAATGGCTTCTATGGGTTGAATTATATATAGTTTTGGCGATTGTTGCGGGTAAATTTAAGACGGTCAACCAGTTTACTGATCCCGCCGGGCGATGCCACTACCCACCCTTCGTGACCGGGCTGCTGCCTATCTAACTGCTGCAATAGGTCCATTTTAATGTCATGTAATAATACAAATGCTGTGAAAGCCGCGCCCATTCCATCTAAATTAGAACTGGGACTCTGCAGATATTCTACAATATTTCTATATTTGCGTGGTGTTACCGCATCACGCAACCACGTACCAAACCTCGAAATCAATGTGTCAGCAGTAAACCCTTCTTCATGTTCGCTCTGTATCACATTGTTTATGAAATCCACACATAATCTTGGGAGATCGCTTATCTGCATCTGCCTAAGTTCTGCTGGATTAAACAACGTGTCGATATCATTACCATGCATCTCTATTATACTTCGTAGTTGTTTAGTTAAATTACGGTCGCTGGGTTTAACATTATCAGTTGGTCTAACCGGATTAATAATTGATAGCCCTGGTACTGGATTAAGTTTTATATTACCAATGGGTTGTTTAGCAGCGCCATGATCTTTATAATAGGTATGTATAGCTACCCCCATATGGCTATTGGCTATGCTTTCGCCTATTTCGCTATTTGTTGGGATTTTATATTCCACAGTATTGGGCTTAAAAACTAAAGCGCCTGTGTCTTCTATGGGTTTCTCTGAGTACAGTAGATCACCATGAATAAAACCTCGAAACTTCGGAGGTACAGCTCGAGCTAACAAGGGCCATAACATTTCATATATAGGCGCCAGGTGTTCTTTACGAGTTCCCATATCATCAGCATCTCTGCCATCTAAGTGACTTACAAGATTGGCGGGATTAGAAAATAATCCATCGTATGTTTTAGCGTTATATCCACTAACATCAGTTAGTATAAATGCACCGTTTTGGTCGCGGCCAAATATAATAGCTGGTTTACCGTCCCATTTTACCGTTGCTGAATTGGGCGCATCCTTGGACAAATGTCTAATATGAGTAAGTGCATCGGCAATCCCCGCTACACCTTTTCTAAATACTAAATCTTCAATGTGATCTATACCACGTGTTCTGCCACCGTGAATCTCGGGTAGATCAGATTCTATTAACTTCAACATGCCCCTATTAACGATACGATCACGTAATCTAGAGAGGAAATTAATATCAGATTCGCTCTGTGGGTTGGGATTCTTTACAAAACTAAAATCAGTCTGTATAAAGCCTTTCGCAGGATTACCATTAATTGGAGTTTTAAAATAGATCTTTGACCCTGAATTTTTTACATATTCTCTTGATTTAAGCTCTTGACTATCACACCAATGGCGTAATTCGGCCATTAACTGATCTGGGGATATTTTATTAGCGTCTATATTAAGTTCTAGTTTATGTAAACTATGCTGGTCGGCATTACTAATATTGTCCAGTAGATTTAAATCAACCATGTGCTCAAGCCATTGCACCGTTGTCTTAATGTCCGTTTGTTCGATACGTTGGGTATCTAACTTTCCATCATTATTATTAAACACCAGATGCATCTGTTTTCCTTACTGTACGTGTAAATTTGTCTGGATCGCGTAATTTAATTGCATTAATTAATTTGCGAGTAAGGTTATCTGCTTGCTCAGGGGTATACGTTTGATCTATTTGTTCCAATAAACGAATAGCAGACGAAATTATGTTATTGGCACGGTTTTCGATAACATGACGTTGATCATATTCGATGTATATCGAGTCCAATTCTTCCAATAAACTACGGGTTTTCTTTTGCATTTTAACCAGAACCTTTCTATTATTTATTACTATTCCAAATATAAGGATCCGAATTAACTACTCTTAATTTGTGATAACATCTGTTTTAATTTATTACTTTGCAATTCTGCTGTAATTTTTCCTGTCCCTTCTTTATTTTCAGTATCTACTACTCTGCTTTGTGTTTTAATGTTTTCCAGTACATTGGGACGTTTAAATGAGCTTACTGCACTTGCATCTTCGGGCAAATCACTAATTCTCATAGTTTCTACGTTGTATTCCAACTCTACTTTTTGTCCCACACCAGTACTGCTACGCGATTTCATACACTGAATTTGATAACGCCCACGCTCTTTCATAGCCCTGCTGGTAAAAATACCGAATACATTATCTGCTGTGTTAATCTTACTAATACCACCAGCGATATGACTATGGTCAAATTCAATTTCTTCCACTGCACTTCGATTTAATTGCGATGCGGTTACGAATAATACACCCAGTTCTTGCGATAAATTACGCAGTTCTTCTGCTACATACTTGTCCTTGATAAACTGATCGTTAGGATTTACCTTGACGGATACTGGCATTACTAAATCCAAATAATCCACCATAACAAAGTCAACTTTAATACCAGTTTGCACTTGCACTTCTTTCAAATATGCACGAATATCATTTACATTGCTCTGTGCAGGTAATGCCTTGACGCGATATTGCCCAGCTTTTTTGCTAAAGACTCTAACTTTTAGTTCTGCTGAATCCAAATCTTTCCTAATATCTTTAGTAGACATACCGGATAACATAGCATCAGTTCGTAAACCAACTAGTTCTTCACTAAGTTCTAGACTAACATACACACCACTTAACCCCTGTTCCAGCCAACTAATAGCAATGTTCATCATAACCAAGGATTTACCTGATCCAGATCCGCCCGCAAAGATATTTAATTCGCCTCGGCTAAATCCACCATATAATATTTTATCTAGGCTTGGCCATCCTGTACTTACTTGTCCACCACTGTTAAAATATTTGTCATTTCTTGCTTTGGGACTGGCAAAATAATCTGTTCCCATATCCTTTTGCAGGCTAATCTGCACAGCATCTTTAATTAATTTTTCTACCGGTGCATATTCACCTTTTTCCAATAAGTCTGCTGATTTAAGAATAGCTCGTTCAAGTTCCTGTCGTTGAGTAAACTTCTCAAATTCTTCCATAAACCATTCTAAACTACCATCAGGTAGATCAGGAATCGCATTTAATTTTATTCCGGTTGTAGCTGATACCTGTGCTAGAATAGGCAAAGAACTATGGTTAGCATAGTGTTCTTTAATAAATTCTGCTGCCGGCCTAACACTTCGATCAAAGTTTTCTGGGTTATATATGTTCTGCACACGAATAAAAGACTCAGCATCGTGTAGCATCATCTCCAAAAATAACCGTTGTGTCTCAATTCCGTAGTCGTTTAACAAGTTGTCTTTTCCTTAATTCAATTTTAATTCTGCTGGTTTCTTTAGATTGCAATATAGTTATTAATGTTGCAATCTTACCCAATTTTATCACTGCGTCATTTACATCTTTAATACCATCGGGCCAGTCGGGAATACTGACCGCCCAATTTAATTCTACCGCACGATCTACTAATTCCATACCCGCGATGTCCTGATCCGGGACCACAATTATTTCTTTACCTATATTGCGTATTAACCTAGCTTGTGCATCGCTTACTGTATTATGCATTAATGCTAATCCGTCAATGCTTAATGCATCAAATATACCTTCTGTTACGATTACATATTGCCAATCTTGTTGTTGCAGGTCAGTACCAAATACATATCCTGGCTGAAAATAATTGATCCATACCGGTTTACGATCATCTAAAAATCGTACCGTACTACCAACTAATGTGTTATTATAGGTAAATGGAATAATAACCCCGGTCCGTGCGCCCTTAGTTGAGCTAATCATATAAGGATAGTCAATCGGTGCTTGCCTGCGGCGTAAGTAATTCCAAATATCTGTATGCTCGGGAGTTACAAATTCTACACCTCCCATGTCTCTTTCTTCAAAATGTATGCCTAATATAGCATCAGCAGTTCGTTGTCTATCATCTATCATGCCCTCAATACTACGATGCCGCAGACTTTCTAATTGAATTCTGTCGATTTCTTCTGCAGGAACATTGAGCCAGGATAAAAATTTACGTGCTTTGATGCTAAGATTGCGTCCTAATATAAAACTAGCTGTAAAATTACAATTAAAACAATGATAACTCCAGCCCTCGATACTGCCTTTAAATCCGCCACGTTGACGCCGATCTACGCTTTCACCATTATGTATGCAACAAGGTCCATTAAATGACACCCAGCCTGAGTTGGATTGTTTTCTTTTTGCTGGTAAGAAGGAGATGATGTCAATCATGCCATAGTTTAGCAGATGTGCTTACACTAAATCAACTTTATCGGTACAATATATTTGTAATGTAGCCGGTTGATATAATGGGAAATGCGCCTTGATTTGCTGGAGGTACGGTATAGGCAGCTGGATTTATGCCACCTGCTGGAATAGGCCAATAACCTGATCCACCATTCATAATATTAAATCCTGTAACTGTACCGGTGTCACCAGTTATAGCTTCAACAACAGCACCTGATCCACTACCCAAAATATCAACTTTAGGAGGAGCCAAATATCCAGCTCCACCATTTTGCACTACCATGCCGGTCAATACACCTTCGGTACAAACAGCATATGCCGATGCCGGTATCCCCGGCGGAGTCGGAGTAGAGAAAAGACTGTTGTTAAAACATAATCGAAGTAATGGATACCATCCATATACGTTCATATGAATAGTACCGGTTTTATTTAAGTAAGTAGTAGATTCTGTGACGTTAATCCAAATACTTTCATAATTTTGTGCCCATTGTGCTTTGATAGTTCCCGTGTACCCTATTAAATCCAATTGAATAGTGGTTATAAAGTTTCTGGGTTCGATAAAACTTGAGAAAAATTCTGTGTTCTGATAGTTATTAAAGAAAGTACTTCCATTACCACCGTAATACCAATTACCTGCCCACCCGGGATAATTTTGATATCCAGCACCGTCCAATGAAGTCTGCGCACTTAGTTTTATAGTGGGCAATGTACATGGGGTAGATGGCACAAATCTTGGAAAAACTGAGTTGACTAGATCAATAGGGGCGCGAGCACCTGCTTGCGAATTTGTAAATACTGCTTGGTTTAGATTACCACTTTGCACACTGATAGAATAACTGGCAGGTTGTGCTATTAATTCCAGTGTATCCTGGGCCGGAACATAGACTTTCACTTGCCCAGATGCAGCATTAAGAATAGTCATGGGCTCTTGTAATAACAGTACGGTGCCCATGGTATTTGTTACCCGAAAAGTAAAGGTACACCCGTTTACATTAACCGGCTTTTCATCCTGGTTAACAAAGGAAAATAGGAGTACATTATCTACCCCTAAATTGAGAGTAAGTTTTTTAGCGTACACTGGGTCGTACCTCGCAGAAAAGTATTGCCCACTGCTGTCGAGCAATAGCACTTGAGTTCGTTGCTGATAAAGGTAAGCGGTGGTTGAATACATACATCTTATTTAGCTATATTTTGAAAGATGTTTTTGAACATAAATATTCAGAAGCGATAACTATATTAGATGAACAAAGAAATCTTTGAAAAACTAACCGAAAAATATCCATTTATAACCCTATGTGTATACTCTACTCAGGAATATGTGGGAATAATACAAAACCGCGATGACGCAATTACCACTATGTACGATTTTGGTAGCATCATTGACATGGAGGCTAAAAAGCTATTTTTAGAATTAGCCAATGTGTGGTGGTGGGAAAGTAACAGAAGTATCCCCATTAATATATTTCTTAAAAAAGAATGGGAACCATTCAGGGTATATATTCGTACTTTTGTCAATAAGGACCTTGAAATAGTGCATGGTCCGATATGTAGTCTGGCGGAATTAGCCCGCAACAAATCAAAACGTAGGTCTATTACACTTGTTCGACGGATGCCGGACTAGGGTCTTCCAATAGATTCATATGCAATGCCACTAGTGCTGAGTAGCTTATACTGTGTGACTTTTTAAAAGTAAAACCTCGGCTATCATCACCGTCCCATACGCTGGCAAACACTTCTTTCCAGGGACGATTTTGTAAATGCGCTTTCCCAGGACGTATAATTGCTATAAATGCCGCCATTCTAGTGATGGAATCGGGCTGCATGTTTACCAATAAATCAATATATTTCCCTACGTGTACCAGATTTTTAGTCCATTCGGGGTCAGTCCATAGGCGTTGCCAATTAGGCTCTTTGGCCAACAGTTGATCATACTGTTCTTGTGACTTTATCAGCTTGTACACATTCATATTCAACAGATCTATCTTAAAATAACCACGATCTTCGGCTTCTTTATAGTCTATTGCCGCGCATTGGTGTATGGGATCGTAGGGAATTTCGGTTACATATACTCCGGAATTATGGTTACGAACTTTTCCCTGCACCGTTTGCCGTGCGGGTATAGCCTTAATCAGCTTTAATACCTGTTCTCTATCTGCTAAGTCTAAATCAATATCTGCTGACATTACCAACCTGCCTTTTTTAATAATTCCTGCGCTGCTGTGCGATTTTCAGGATCTTCTTTTAGTTTCTTGGTCCAGATATCTGGATCAATATATGACCATATCATCGTGCGATGTTCGCTGGTCATTTCCGACAAAAACTTCTGTCCCGAGTCGGAATTATATAATATCCACGGGCTAACCCGACCTGCAATAATAGCCTGTACAATAGCATTGTGATTGCCATATCTTAAATAATCGTGTGATGGCGCACCTTTATCTTCACTCCAGTCTAGGGAATGTTCGATGGCTCTAGTTAGGGCGTCTTCCATACGTTCTACCTTAAGATAAAACAACAGATATTCTTCATATAGTGCGTCACTGCACCAGTAATCTAATTTTTTATTTTGTTTTAATATCCATTCAATAAATCTTGCAGGATTTACTACTCGTGTATTGACACAATAGTGGCCAAACTTCACAAAAGCCTTGTAGTACGGGCTATCACAAAAGTTGTCATATGTTTTTGACTTTGCCGAACCCTGGGTTAATTCATAAAATTTAAGATATGCATTGAATCCTAATCGCACACCTGCTTCATCTTTTACTTGTCTGCGCCGTCTTGGCTCACACGAATGTGCGGCCAAGCTGGATTCTCTTACAAAAGATTTTTTACAATACTGGCAAGTATTATTCATTCTACTCGTTCAAAATGTCGTTCTAGTTTATGTTCTTTAATATAAGGCCATCGATCACATAACTGCATTAACGAAATAAACACTGGTAATAATAGTGCTACCTCATTTGCTGTAATATGACGCACTGGTTTGTACCGCCAACGAGCGCCTTCACTGTCTAGGAAAATAATTTCTTTAAGTTCAGGGAGTACCGCTACTTCTTTCTTCTTCTTCCACAGTGGCCAAATCATTTTTTTGTCTCCTGCCCCAATTCTTTTAGATAGGTGTCCACGTCTTTTTTAGTATTAATTTTTGCCATCAAATCAATTTCATCATCTCTCAAATGAGGGAATAGTTCTGTTAGCTGTTTTTTAATACCGGTAGGTTCTTTTTTCTTGGGAGATATCCAGTTATGTCGAAATACGCCCATACCCGGGCTTACGCTCGTAGCGCATAGCCATTGTAATTTAGGATGTTTGGCTGTGGCAAAGAAATGTTTATTCAATCTTTCGTTAGTGGCAATCAAATAATATTCCTGCAATTCGCTACTGCCCTGAACACTACTACCCCATCGAATCATTAGATAGTTACTGAATTTCTTACGTTCTTCATCAGTAAGGCTATCATAAAATTCACGATCCTTGCGATCGAAACAGGACATTTCGTTTGCAATACCGAGTTTATCCACGTTTAATTTGTCCCGCTAATTCACTAATTTGATCTTTAAGACGTGTAATATCTCGTCGCATTTTCTCAATAATCCGTACGTTGGCTTCGTTTGATGCTTGCAAATTTTTAACCATGGTTTCCAAATCAACTACCATTTTTTCCTTGACCGCCACTCTATTGGGCAGTATAGGTTCGTCACCTGGTCCATATTGATTATTAGCAGTTGCCATATTAAAACGCCTTATTATAATTAACAATCTCGCATGTGCGACTTATGTCTTTAACAAAATATACACAGTCGGGCTTCTTACCTTCGCTTATAGGAACACATAATAATTGACCATTTTTAAGTTTAGGCGCATACCAAGTTACATCTTGATACACATCTAAAATTTCCACTTCCAAAAAACTTGGCCTAAAGCTGGTTAGTGGGTTGAATTGAAATGCTTTGAAACCTCGATCATTGAGTGCTGACAAGGGTATTACTTCCAGGTCACCAGCCTCGGGATCACCAATTAATAACTGCCAATCAACGGGCATACGTACTCTATATTCACCTATACGTAAAACCAATGCAGGACTATTAAAACTTTCCAAAAAGATTAGTGGGATATAATGGTAGTCTGGATCTTGTGGATTGGAATTATCCAAAATACTAAATCGCATATCATCTATTTCTTCTGGTAGGTGATTTAAGTCATATGGTTCGTTGTCTAGGGTTAATATTTTCATATTGTTATTTTACTTTATATAGCCGCATATAGCAACCTTTTTATTTCCATTCCAATTTTTCTTGGGTATATGGATAGTTGGCGTCTTTGTAAAATACTTTGCGTTTAGTTAAATGTCGCTTGGCAAATTTACAAGTTGATGTTATGTCCCATATTTGCACATGGTCCTTGTCTTCTGCCTTTCTGATACCACGGCCTATGCTTTGGATAACCCTAACAAAAGATTTACCAGGCTCAATAAGCACCAGATTAAAGATCCTAGGAATATTGATTCCAACAGCGGCGACACCGTAAGTTGCCACGATAATTTTACCCGTGCTAATTGCGACCTCAGCATATTCTTCATCTCTTTTAGTTCCTTTAGTTGCCCCACTAACAAATACCGCGTGATCTCCCAGTAGTTCTACTAGTGCATGGCCCGCAGCAACACGATCCACCAGCACTAATGTATTGCCTGTTTGGTTTACATTACCCACCAGTTTAGCTACAGTTTCCAGACGTTCTTTATTTTCCAACAAAAATTTCAGTTCGCTTTGATAATTTGCAAATTCTGCATGATCAACTAGTTGTACAATATTCACGTGACATTGTGCCAATACCCCACGCTCTTGCAATTCGCTAGCAGATAACTGATTGGTAACAGGCCCAAGACTACATGTTAATGCTTGGAATTCAAAAGGTTCCTTGGGCACAGTACCAGTTAATCCCCAGCGAATGGGGATACGACTCATTACTGTGGTCAGTAAAGTTTTAAGTGCATCTGCTTTGGCCATATGTACTTCATCTACCATTACACACACTACGCCTTCTAAAAATTCTTGTATCGTAATATCTGTATTATAGTTTTTGGTATTTTTAAGTAAATTATTTAGACTTTGCCAGGTACAAATAGTATGAGTTTTTCCAATATCTTTTCTATCACCAAAGTAAACGCCAACATCTAATTCTAAACTTAGATAATCTCGTTCTGTTTGCGTCACTAATGACTTATTTGGGACGATTACTATTGTCCTACCATGTGCTTCACACCGTTGGCTTAGGGCTGCTGTCATAATTGTTTTACCAGCACCAGTGGCAACTTCTTGTATGGATTGTGGATTTGTCAAAAAGTTATTAATAATTTCAACTTGGTAGTCGCGCAGTTTAATAGGTTGCCCAGCCAGTGGATGACCTTTTCCCCACATAATATGAGAAAACGTATCTTCCGTTACACGTTCAAATGTAAAGCTAGTTGAATAATCTCGTTGGTCATCAAGTTCGATATTATAGTTGAAATTATCCAATATGGGAATAATCTCGGGCAGCAGATTCAGATACGTGCTTCCGCCCAATTGGAAATATGCTACCTTGCCGTCCCACCGACCCAGTCTAACTGCTGGTTGATAACGTGCGCCTGGTACATCATATTTGAAGGTGTTGACTAGTTTTCGTCTAGCATCCAGCTCAAGTCCTTCGATTTTAATATTGACCTCATCCTTGACTATGATGGTGGCTGTTTTCATAACTGTACATCTTCCATTCCTGCTGCTCTAAGTCGCACAACATGTCCTAACATAAAATTTTTGGATTCAAGTGATTTCATAATGCCCAAATAACGATTGCGTAGTAACGCAACTTCATTGATAAGTGTTTCAAAATCAATAACATCGTCTTCACCATCAACATATTTTTCAGCATCTCGACTGGTCAGTGCGCGAGCATAACCTTCTAAGTATTTCTGAAAGAATTTTCGACGTATCTTACGCAGTTGTATATTAAGAAAGTTTAATACTGCTTCTATTTCTTGTAATTGGTTAAACCTATGCTCAGTAATGCCCGGTAGGGCGGTAATATTCTTTTCAATAATACCCCCTATCTGGCAATCCTGTTTGGCTTTTACGAGTTCGGCTTCATAATGTGAGATAAAATCTGGTATCATACTTAAATCAGCCGCAACACGACTATACCACATACTTAGTCCTCATAACCGTCATCTTCGTCCCAGTCAAGGGTATCTTCTTCGTCTTCATCATCTGGGTGATCTTTAAGATAACTGGTAAGAGCACGTTTGATATCCGAGTCGCCTTTAAACGTATCTTTAATATCATCGGCAGAAATATCATTGTCAATTAAAACTGACACTATTGTTTCTGCTGCTTCATCACGATCGACTGTATTAACGAAACGTTTTAATTCATTATAAATTTCTCTTGCTAAATCTACTGACATTGTTATTCCTCCGTAGTTATGTCTTCAGTACTTACTGTTTCTGGATGCTTTCCAAAATTCTCCATAATTTTATCCAAGCAACCATCTTCGTTGGCTTCCCATTTTTTGCGGAATTGTTTGATAACTTCACCGTCCGGGGTAACAAACACTAGACTGTTGCCTTCTTTCTTCAACATCTCACGCTTTTCAGCTAGGTCCACCATGCCGCTGTATGGGTTCATACCAGTCTCATAAGGGATCTTGATCTGCATACCTTCAAATGGTTTTGCATATCGTGTTTTCATTACTTTACAACCTGCACGAATACCCATTACATCGGAGATTTTGTTGCCATCTTCATCTTCTTTCAACTTCATTTTCTTCATAGCAACAACAATACTAGATGCATAGATAAATCCTTGTCCGCCTGAGATTTTATCATCAGGGTCAAACATATCTTGACTTGCATATGTGTGATTGGTACATACCATACCCACGTTGTAACTACCAAACATGTTTACACAATTACGAACAAGTGATGTAAGTGCTTTAGGTTTACGACCCATGTCACCTTTCATATCACCATCATCAAACTGTTTAACATCGGTGGGAGTTAACAACATACCCAGAGAGTCAATAACAAATAGAACCTTGGGACGTTCACCTTCCGTCAGTGTTTTGTAATCGCTCATAAACGTTGCGATTGTCTTGGCTACGTCATCAATCATAGCCATGTTAAGTTTAAGTAACTTGCTTTCGTCAGTATCAACGCCTAGTGCTTGTAACCAAGATTCATCTAGCGCATTTTCTGAGTCAATTAACACAACAAAGATACCTTTCTCTTGTGCGTTCTTAACAATGTTACCCGAACAAATATAACTCTTACCGGCACCTGATTCACCGGCAAATACTGTTACCTTACCCAAGGGAATACCTTTGTTAAAGTCCCCACTAATAAGATAATTTAAGGCAAAATTGCCTGTCGAAATCCAATCTGTCGGATCGTTGTATCCGATTGACATACCTTCAATTGATTTGGTAATGTCCTTTCTAAATTTGCTAAAGTCATACGGCTTAGCCATGGTTAATCCTTATTTTTTTCATAGATATAATAACGTAAGGGTTACCCCCTACGTTATTGAACGGCCAACTGCTTATGTCTTTTGGCGTGCTTTGATTCTAGCTAAGATGTCTGCCGGATTCATTGGCGCAGATGCAGCCGCAGCTACCGGTGCTGTTGGCATGTCATCGTCATCATCAAAACTACTTGAAGTAGCGACAGGAGTTGGCTTTGTAGGCACAAATTCTTCATCATCTGCTGGTGCTGCTGCTGGTGCCGAAGATTGTGATGCTGGGGCTTGTAAGCCTGCTGGGCGGAAATACTGCCCCCAACGTTCTGCATCATAGCTTTGTCCATCAACTGACGCTTCAAACATTTCTGCGATAACTTTAAGTTCGATTTCTGTCGGACGCTTTGGTAGGAATGTTGACAGATCGAACAATCCATACTGTTCAATTGCCGCTTGTTCAGCTGCTAGTAGAGCTGATTCTTTACGTGCCCATTTAGATGAACTGTAGTCAGCGAACCCACCTTTAGAGCCCTTGGTAACACGGAAATCCAGGCCACGCAGATAGTCTGTTGGCAATTCTTCCAGTTCAGGATCCATCAATGCTGATTTGATTGACGTAAAGATTTGTGGTCCAATAATAAAACGACGGATTGGATTGTCTGGAGTCTTGTCGTCGGCGAGAGGATTCTCACGAACGAAGCCTTGGAAAATGTAATCACGCTTTTTCCAATACTTGCGACCCATCTCTTCCATTGATTTATCTTTAAACCAATTGCGTACTTCGCTAAGAATTGGGCAAGTATCGCCCCACATTTCTACACATGGAACACGTACTTGTACTTGTTTTGATTCCACTTCGCCTTTAATGCCAGCGAATGGTAAACGAATCATCGCACGTTCTTGCCAGAAGAATGTGTTCTTTGAATTACCGTCTGGGATAAAGCGTAGTGTCGCGGCGGTGCCTTCTGCAATGTTCCAGTGTGGATAAATTGCGTTGTCGCCTTGTGATTGGTTGGAGTTTTTTGTTTCTGATTGTGCTAAACGAGCACGGATTTCTGCTAATGATGCCATTTTATGATGCCTTTCTAAGTTAAGTAAAATGTGATGCCTATCTAAATGATTAGATTATTAGTTGCTTGCCTATTAATTATACACATCTAGGTCTGTGTTTACTAACAAAACGACAAACAAACTAAGGTTAAGTTTGCCGTTCTATTTGTATGTCTTATTTATCTATTTTGTAATTCCTGCTAGAAATTTAATGCGATCCATCATGTCTGCGTCTACACCCTCTACGGATTGCATTCTGCCAGAGTGACCATATGCACCAGCAAGTGCGCTGCGATCTCCTGTTGTTTCCATCATACTTTCTTCAAAGTCATCAGGACGATCTGAATGGTATCCGCGATGTTGATGGTACTCGGCTGCTTTATCCAAAGCGGCAGGATCTTCTTTTGCTGCCAATAATTTTTTAAGTTCAGCAATTCTTGCTTCACGTGCTTTGCCTTGTTTCCATTCTCTGTGATCATCACTCATAGCATAATAAGGATCATCGGCTGCGGCTATTTCTAATTTTTCTAATTCTTCTTCTGGCGATAGTTCTGCTTGTACCGGTGGTTTCCATTTTTCAACTTTAGGTTTCCCTGCATTATCCAATACCCTCCGTACGAACGATTTAAAGTTCTGTTCGTGTCCGCCTATTAATCTCCATAGTTTACCGGACTTAGTGGTAATTACAACATCATTATCAGCATCTTTTTCATAAGTTCCGTAAGGGTTGCCATCTAATTCAATTTCACCATTACTAAATTTTATTACATGACCATTTTGCGAGTATTCTTTATCATCTATATTTTCTGTTATAGTGACGCCAGCTAGTCTGGCCATTTCACTTAGTGCATTTTGGTCTACTGGCGGCGTAGCTGGTGCTGCTGGAGCAGGCGTTGCTGGAGGAGGTGTGCCAGCATTGTCCGTTGATTTTGTCAGTTGTCCCAGTACTTGTGCTATAGCAGGATTATCTTTTAATTTTTCCAGACGATCTTTAATAACTTTTCTAGCATCTGCATCAGGATTTTCCTTGGCCATTTGTTTCAATTTTTCATTTAACTCATCATCAACAAATATATCAGCTAGTTGAGAAATAACATTAAATCCATCCGCCCCCACTGCTAATTCGGTGCCCAATAGCTTAATTAATTCGGCTTGCTGTTCCTTGGACTCGGGAAATTTTTGCTCCTTGGTATCGTCATTATCCTCAACTACAAAGTTTACCCATTGTTCAAATACATTAGCTTCTTTCATTTTTTGTTCCTGTTGTAGTTTTGCCAGTAGTGGTAGTGCTTGTTCAACACGCGAGTCAATATTTTTTTCAACAAACATGTGACGCAGGTCTTCTATAATAACATCTTCATCTGTTATTTCAGCTGGATCCCATGATTCAAAATACCTGGAGTACCCTGTTTTTGTACATAGACTTTTTAAATTATGCTGTAGTGCTTCGTAATATACATTAGCACTTTCCACTAAATTTGCTGTGTCGCCTTCAAATATTCTTCCCTGATTAGCTCGTTTAAATCTATTAAGTAGATTCATTTCTTGAACTATAGTAACAATGTGATTGCCACGAATATCGTAAGGTTTGCCACCTTGTCGTACATGTTCCACCATAGCACGGCCAGCGGAAAGTTTAGTAAATGGCAATTTAAATCGTTCACCGTCCGCTGTTTCCACATATAGTGATTCAATATAACGGAAGCGAGCATCATTTTCACCAATAACACGCTTATGTTTGATCATTAATCGTGCTTCTGTTTCGACCCCGTTCCAGGATTGTGTTTTTGTCCCGGCCCAGCTTTCGCTAAGAGCAGTTTGCCCTTGCATGGTATATTTCAGTTTGCTTAAATCTTGTGCATTAAATCCGCCGGGTATATTCTCACGAACAGCAAAATTCTTCAACTGGCTTAGGAAAGAAAACCAACCGTCTTTGTCGTCGGATTCCATAGTTTTACCCAGATTATCCCCAAAGAACAGAGTTAATCCTTCATTGCTTATAGACACAACCGCAGTCCCGTAATTTTTATTTGACTGCCCTTTATACTCAAAGGAAAAAGATACCGCCTTGTTAGGGGGAACATCTTTTTTTATGCCGCCGGCGGCAAGGCCCACGGGATTAAAATCTCTGGTTACGAGTAAATCGTGTAAATGCTGGTTAACGTTGTCGGCTTCCATAATATATTATTTATGCTTAATACATGGCGGCGATGAAAGGTAATGGAGGAGTAATATTTTCCCCATGATCTCGCATTTGCGTATCCATATCGGGGTGATATGTCTGTAATAGTATCATCATCCTAGTAACCAATATAGTGGCCATGACCAAATCATCAGCAGATCCTGTTTTTGCTGCATAGCCTACCCCGGTTGCCACAAAGGTTTTAAGTTCAGAAACTAGTGAACGACTGCGTATTGTCATTCTGTCGGATTCTATCAAAGTTTTTAATTTGGCGCAGGCTGTTAGTTTATTTTTATGGCTGGTATTGAATCCTTTACGGTATCTACCGGCCCCGCGAGTAGGATCTGACAGGAAATATCCCTTGATATTCTCTTCCCCGAACTGTTCAATAGATATGAGGGCCGCTTCACCAATAGTGTTATTCTCTACAGAGTAGTATATTGACTCTACATCCTTGGTAAATCCATAGATATATTTCACTATATCGGCAAGTATGCGCACCTGTTCGGGAATAGGGGTTCTATTGTGTTTCCATTCACCTATTTGGTGAGTAGTGTTAGCTTCAAAAATTTGTATAGCAGCAGTATCACCACCTGTACCCAAGGATGGATCAAGGCCCACACAATACATCTTACCGGCTTCTGGTTGTTTATACCAACGCACTTGTGCAGTCTTGTAAACGGGCTCGATTCCTTCAAGTTCTATAAGTTTAGCCGGCGCAATCAGCGTCTCATCGTTAATAATAAACTCACAGTCCATCTCCCGACGGAAGCGATCTTCACCTAATTGCGACCGTTGCTCTGCTGCCCACTTGTCATCTCTATCAGGATGCTCACGCCAGTAGCTACGGAAAGCACGAAAGCCATTTATCCCCACTTGTTGAGGATTACCATGGCTATCTTCCATTTTATTAGCACCTTTCCACAATAATGCAAACTGATCTTCGTCACTGTTTGGCGTGGAAGTTATAATACATTTACCACCAGTTGCTAGTGTTGGGCTAATTGATGTCCAGAATTCCTGGGCGACACTGGGTCGTACGTGTGCAAACTCATCCGCATACAGTAGTGATATACTCATACCACGACCAGTGTTTTCAGTGGTGGTAACTGATATAATGCGCGATCCGTTGTCGAAATCTATAGAGCCCAAGTTGTAGTTAGTGGCGCCGGCACGAATATGATTGGGGCAAAGTTCGTAAGCAAAACGAACACGCTTCATAATCTCTTGCGAACCATCATACTTGTGTGCTGATATAAGAATTGTTGAATCGGGTATAAACATAGCATACCATAGCAAATATCCTGCTGCTGATGTTGACTTACCTGTTTGCCTGGGCATCATGGCAATGGCAAAACGATAGTTGTGGTACGAATCAATTAAGCGTACTTGGTATTCAAACGGATTATATAATTGGCGACCCTGAGTAGGGTGCTGAATATAGAAAAAGTTACGCATGAAGTACTCGGGGCCGGTTACCGGATCAGCACATAGCGAAAATTCTTGCAGTTGTTTTTCTGTATATACTTCTTTTTTGTAGGGCGTTTTTGCCAACGCTTGTGAATCATAACCCATGTTATCTTCTCCGTGGAAAAAGAGCGTACCACGCAGGTGTCCCGGGACGTATGCCCGTAGATTTAGCATATTCAAGTTCTGGGGAAATTTTAGCCTTTTGTCTCTCGGCTGTGATACGATTGTATTCGGCTAATCGTGCTTGGCTACCTAATCCACCTAATTGCCCAGCAATCAATAATTCATGTATAGGGTCATCTGGTTCAAGGTAGCAATCATTGTCACTACTTTGCACCAAATTTTCTGTTGTAATCCTATATTGTTTAGTCATTGGAACCACACTTAGCACGTTTTGCCTGTGTTAATTTACCATAATCTACGGGCCATTCTTTGCCCGGGGCTAATTCGGTAGCGGTTGTTGGGAACGCATACTTAACCCCGGCGGTCTGCATACTCTGTACCACGGAAACACGGAATTTAGTTAGGTCATTGCCTAGATTAGGATAAGGCGCAACATGCGGAAACTCCCATGCAGCAACTTCATTTGTTTGATTATTGATAACAATTTTGTAAAAGCCATGTGGGACAACAACCCCATTGCCAATAATCTTATTACCGGGTCCGTACAGTCCGCCAGTTATAACAGTATATGATTGGTTAAGTTGTACTGTCCATCCACGTATAGATGCTTCCAGTAATTTCCAAATTCCACGATTCAATGACCCTGCTTGAGGGCTCATGTTGGTCATTAGAAACGATTCAAATTCAACTTGCGTATCCCAGCTTAAATCACCATCAGGTGCCATGTGTCCCTTATCATATCCAGTTGCTATGTAATCGTCGGGACGAGGCCCGTTTGGTATAGATTGGTCAGTAACAAAAGCATTAGTGCGTGCTACGCAACCCAGTGCGTTAGGTGGGGTAAGTTCGTACATTACAAACTCTGGTATTTTAGCTGCTGCGTCATATCCCACTAGGTACGCTTGTCTGCAAATTGGTTGCAGTTGTCTAGAACTTTGTGGAAATCCGTATGGGGCATGTACTTGGCACGCCGACACTGGGTTAGGCTCACGTTGGTTCCAGGCAAATACAGTAGATGACAATACTGCTAGAAATAATACAACGACTATTTTTTTCATATTTTCTTTACGATCTTGGTGGTTTAAAGCGTTGTCCATTTTTTTCCCATTCAGCTTCTGCTTGTCGTCGTATTGCATCTCGTTCTGCTTCGGCCTTGGCGTCAGCTGCTCGTTTCTTGGGCAGTTCATTTTGATACCAATCAATATAACTAAGCGCAGTATTATTTAAGTACCACGCAACATCTTTATATGTTTTTAATTTTTCAAACGCCTTGGGATCTATTTTTCTAAATGGTCCATCTTTTTTAGCTATCAGTGTTTTGTTCTCTTTACCAGCAAATTTAGTGAAAAATTGTTCCAGGTCCAGCTGATAATATGTATTGCAATCGAATATTAGTTCATTTTTAATAAACTCCGTGGGCCAAGCATGTACATATGTTGCCGCCCATTTTTCTGCGTCGTCCACCATTGAGCCTGTATTATTCTGCATACGAATTCTTTCTTCTTCGGAGGGATCTAATAAAGATTGGCCACCTAGATCTACAATCTTAGGACTCCAATAGGGTGTAACGTCATCAACAGGAATAAAGATACCTGCACGACCATGAAATTGAAATATATCGGTATGCGGGGTCATCTGCGTGAATACCGGATATTTTATATCCAATAGGCCTAGTATTGCATCCTGCCCTCTTTTACCCATACCGCCTTTTACTCCGGCAAACTTAGTGTCACTATTATCTACTTTAAGTAGTAATACTTCTGCAACTCTATGTTTGAATGCGCGGAATAACAGCGGGTGGTTGCCTATTCGTTCGCATAGTTGTGCTGCTACCTTGATACGATTTTTAAAATGTTCAATATCATCCGCACGATTAATTAATTCTGGTAGAAATTCTCTTGATCTCATCTTCTTTTGTAACCTGTAAATGCCACCACCGGGCTAATTTTTGCCACATCCGGCATTTCTTCACTAGTTTGGGTAGCAATACGAACGCAATCACTTGAACTCATGCCCATTGTGCGTAACGCATCGTCAATCCATTCTTCAACGTTCGGATCATAACTAACTATAATCTCATTCTCACCAAAAACACTATCTTTTTCGTAATCGGGGACGCCATCTTTTTTACGCTGTGCGCGGCCCTTGGCTCCCGCAATGGCTACTCCGAAACGATATTGTTTATAAGGATCATTATTTTGTAACTTGGGGATTTTAAATGCGCCGGGTAGTGCTAATGCTACATCCTGTGTAATACTACCAGTTCGACCTTGTAGGTCTTCCGAAATGAATTCTTTTGCTCTCATCGTCTTTTGTACCCTTTAAATGCTACTACTGGGCTAATTATATACGTTGAATCCAATTCTTCACTGTCTAAATCACCATGATTTATATCTACCATGTCACTACCCACTGCCTTAAATGCTTGTTTAAGCATTTTATTTTCTTCTTTAGTGTATGGGCTAGCCGTATTATATTTGCCCACCCAACTAGCAGAATCTACTTCAAGAGGAGCATCAGTTCCGTCGGCACATGCTACCGCCATCATTACCCGATTAAGTTCGTAAACACGATCGTATCCGCCGAAATCACGAAATTTATATAAGCCGCGTGAAGCTTTTTGGTGACGTTTGCTAATTTTGCCGGGGGCATTCTCAGCAATAAACTCACAGGCTCGCATAATTAGCTTTGCCCGTTTACGCCTGCGGTAGCAGATGAAGCAGTTCCTAATTCACGAGCAGTAAAGTTAGCACCAGTGATAGTCAAATAATTACCGGCACCAACAAAAATCTGTTGACGGCCATTAGCTGACACTTGTGGTGCAGCAGAATATAAATTACCGTTAGGCGGAGTTGTTACAGTAAAGACATTAGTAGCATTTGCTGTAGCATTAGCACTGATTGTTACACTGGTAAATGGAATCTGTGAAGCTATAGTTGCCCCGCCTGGAATTCCTGTGCCAGAAATTGCGCTACCAGCAGGCAATGCCATTGCTGCGCTGGTGGTAATAACTTTACTAAGATTGGCAGTAGTGCCACTAAATGTAATTTGTGGTGGCAACGCAACCTGATAAATGTTGTATGTAACAGCGGTATTGCCTGTTACAATTTCACATTTATCAGTGTACCAAATTACATTTGATGCTGATGTTAGTACGTTTGCCTGTGACATTACCCTTCCTTATTTTCTATCGCAGAAATAGTTTTATACAAATCTACCATACGCTGCCCTTCGGATACATGACTATGTAAACGTTTGACTTGACTTGCCACAACGGGAGTCGTTGTCTGCCCAGATGATTTAGCACCGTTCAATCCACCTGACAGATTTTGTGTCATCATCCGTGTATCAGCTTTAACCTGATTAGTTGGATAATCTGGAGCGTTTTTTGTAACCGGAGCAACAGCTTCTGCAATACCAGCTAACTCACGTAAACGTTGGTTTTCTGAGTTACGTTGTATTGATTCCGACGTTGGTGCATTAGCTTGCGAGCCTGTATACTGTTGATCAGCCAATTTTTTCGCAACATTTTTACTGTCAGTACTGGCAAACATACCTATCTCTTCCGGTTGCCACATTGGGGTAGTATTGCTCACAGTTCTTTTATATGTATAACGTTTACCTTTGATCCAGTATGGAACCTTTTTGTCAGCTTGCATTGGGATTTCTTCTGGTGAAGTTACCTCGGTAGCGTTACCGAATTCATTCTGCATACTTTGTGCAATTTGATCATTAGTTCCCGCAGTAGGCATACCAGGTCCCCCTGTGCTTGGGCCGTCGGAGGAATCGGCTGTTGCAGCCGCCATGTTGGCTGCATCAACATCAGCACCGGTACCACCACCGGCGCCGCTCGTAGTCGGACCGTCAGCGGCGTTGGCAACAGCAGCAGCTTGTGCAGAATTGTTAGCCCTGTTAAGGGCTGCTTGCATAGCGCGGCCGTCGTCGGCATCAGCAGCATCGGCACTTGCGCCAGCTTGATCTGCACCACTACTAGCTGTGCTACCTGTTGGGAATAACCCATTATACTGGTTAAGTAAAGAACTGAGTTCTGGATCGGGTTGTTCTGTACTACCTAACTCCTTGTACAGAGCCTCTATTTCTTTCTTTTCATCAGGAGTCAAATCTTCCAGCAATCTCATTTTGTTAAGGAAATAACTTATGCTTTCAGGCACACCAGTAACAGGGGCGGTGTCGGGATTAACCGGTCCGCCTTGGGTTTCTGGGCTACGTCCATTGCCAGCGTCGGTAGGATTAGGTGCAGCACGTTCGCGTGCTTTAGCCAATAGTGCTTTGAATTTTGCTATCTTATCAGCTTGAGACGTAGCGGCAGGTGGAGTAGGTGCTGGTCTACCTTGTTGTTCTGGGCTTACATTTTGTCCATTAACCCTACCAGCTTGTGCTGACATTGCTGCTTTAGACTCCGGTCCCCACACGCCATCAACTGCAACTTTTAATTCTCCTTGTTTCTTCATAACTGCGGCTTTAGTTTGTGGGCCAAAGTCACCATCCGCCGGTTTAATTCCTAGCAGATTCTGTAAGGCAGTAACTTCTGGACCTTTGCTACCTACAGCTAACAAACCACCAGCTGCTGCTGGTGCTGCTGGTTTTGCTGCCGCTGCTGGTGCCGCTGCGGCTGGTGCCGCTGCTGGTGCTGCGCCTGCTCCGGTAGCTGCGCCTACCCCCGGTGCTTTTGCTGCCACAGGCTTACCACCGTTTGGCGCACGACTAAGAATTAAAGGATCCAACGGATTAGCATGTCCCAAGAATTTTTGATCTGCTGGGCTCATTTTAGAATAAGCCTGTGCCTGTGGGCTACCTGCTGGCCAAGGACCGTTTGGGCCAGGAGGTACAGGTGCCGATGGTGGAAATGTTTCAGCCTCGCCGACAGCCTCATCTATTTCTATGAAATCGGAAGGCATACCTTGCGATCCGTGCATGTGTTCTGCACCATCATCGCCGCCAACACCCATGCCGTGCAGTAATTCTTTAATACGAGCAACGTCATCACCACTTACATCGATAGTAATGGTTTCATCTTCTTCACCATCGTCACCTTTGACTGAATTAGTTGTGATATTAATACTTTCAGATAACATGTTGTTATACTTGCGATTCCAGGAATCGTAAATACCTTTGCCCACGGTAGAACCACCTGCAGATTTACCACCTGCTGCTGGCGCCACTGAACCGGAAGTTGTAGTTTCTTCAACTTTCTTTTCTTTTTTATCTTTCTTTTTACCGCCTTCTTCATCCTTACCCAAACGACCAGCAACCACATCACCTCGTGTTACTTTGTCATAGGGTTTAGCATTATTGGCTAAGTTACCATCGCCTTTGCCCTCTTCTGTCTTCTTGGCTGGCTTATCACCTTCCTTGGCTTTTTTAGCTGTTTTATCACTGCCCTTGGCCGGTGCAGCAGGTTTGTCTGGTGACTTAGACTTGTTGGCTTTGATAGCTTTGTCTACTGACCCAGCATGTTCTGCTTTGCCTGATTCTTTTTTGCCATCATCATCGTAATCTACCTTAGACTTAGCACCGCCAACTACTTTGGCTATACCGGCTGCTTTTCTAGCAGCAGGCGCTACGTTATTTACAAAATGACCCATGCCCTGCTTTACAGCTTCTAGGTCAATCTCACGACCCCGGCCATGCCCTGGCATTGATTGACCACAATGTGGGCATTCGTCAAGATCTTCATCCATTTCTTTTGAACGAGCGTGCTTAGGAACGTGTGTGCCGGCTAAACGGGCACCGCCACCGCCTTTACTACCAGCAGGACGTCCACGCTTACGTGGGCCATCTGAACTTGCTACTGGTTTTTCAACTTCATCGCTGTCAAATGGAACTTCTTTGCGCTTACGTGTGTACACCGTTCCACCAGCTGGGCTGCTACCACGACTAAATGCAGAGTCTAAATCAGCAGTTGGCTTTCCAAATTTTGAATCATATTCATCTGATCCTGGGAACATGCTTCCTTCAAATTCCATGCCATTGTGTGCATCAGCAGCACCCGAACGGCCATTGTATGGGCGGCTGGTTGCACGCGATTTTGGATTAGCTGGCGCAATTTTATTTTTTAAATAAGACAAAATATCATCTTCTGACTCATCTAGTGGCTTAGGTTTACTACCGGATGCCACGACTTCGTAATCATCAGGATCAGTATCGAAATGTTTTCCACATAGTCTGTCTATCGCATGGCCTACCGATTGCCCAAGAACATTTCTTGCTACTAATTTCCAGGACGGCATTCCATGGCGTTCGGTCCACATATAAATGTCTTTCAACTCATTATAGTCATGTGTTTCGTCTAGGTCAGTCATAACTGGCGGTTTGCCAGAATCCATTCCAGAGATTCTACGTGAATTTTGTATGTCTCTTTTTTCTTTACCTAATCGACGGCTGTGTCCGGATATCCAGGCATCGGTAAATTTGTCGTTTTTCGGATTCATATCTTTTGGTTGTTCACCGTGCATATCACATTCTCCCATGGCACATTCTGCACATCCTTCATATCCTTCATATTCAGCTTTGCGAATATCTTTTGTCGGATAATCAAGTTCATCGTTACGTGACTGATGATCTTCGGGATCATAGCCATAACCTCTGCCATGAATACCTCTTTCACCTCGACGCATAGAAAAATCAGTGTAGTCGCCGGAATTACTAGATTTTCTTCTAGGTGTATGCTTATGTGTTGGCTCACCTTGTTGAATTTTTCCACCCTTGGCAAGAAAAGCAGCTACTGGATCATCTGCCTCGTCTTTATTTTCGTATAATTTATCATGGGCCAACTGATTTATTTCATCGTATTGTTCGTCATTTAATTGATCTATTTCATCGTCAGTTAATGGAGTTCCATCCGCAAATTCTGCATATTCTATATATGCATCAGCAAAATCAGGATAATCTCTGGTATCAACGCCACCCATTTCTATGCTACTACGATCAATTGGATGCCCATTAAGAGTCATGCCCGATGCTTGGTGCGAGTGATGGTGAGATTCTCCCATACCTTGTTGGCCAGCTTTTGCTCGGGCTTCTTCTCTAGTAGGGCTGAATCCTTCTGCTCGTGCTTGTGCGTGTTGTCTAGGATAAACTGATGCTTTCATTAACTTACCATCTATAACGATATACCAGTCTGATGGATCTAGATCATGCCGCTCATCATCTTCACGATCTCTAGCGCCGCCTACCCCACGGAAACCACGGCCTGCTTCATCAACTTTTTTCTTACCTTTGCCTTGTATGTTAAGGGCAAAGTTAGCACGTTTCTTTTCTAGAGGAGTACCCGATTTCTTAAGACTGTTTAATTTTTTGTCGCCAATTTTCTTGTCTTGTGGAATACCTTCTTGCTTATGTAAGGCACCTTTCTTAACTGTCTTGGCAGCTTTGCTCAAGGATTTATCTTCCATAAGACTACGTAGGTCAGTACGTAATGCTTCTTCAAATGTCTGTTTAGCAGGTGACTTAGCAGCAACAGTTCGTGTTTCAACTAATGGTGCCTTGGGTTCAGCACCGATGCCGGTTAGTCTTTTGTTTAGGTCATAAAATGGGTTCATTACTATTATCCTTTAGTTTTTGCGCCGGTTGCTGGGCGTTTGGGTCTTTTTTCTGCATGAGTTAGTGGACTAGTATTGCCCATTTTCAAGTCATTCGTTGTTTCCGCTGCCTTAGGGCTACCACCGGCAATAGTAAAGTTTGAACGATATGCATTTTTTAATACAGCATGATCATACGGGTCAGCCGAATAATCTTTCTTCTGTTCTTTCTGTGCTTTATCATCTGCTGGATAATCAGTATCATCTAATAATGATGGCGGTTGATCTGCCAGTTTTTTCTGATAGTCATCGTTATTGTCGTCATATACAGATGTCTGCATAACGATTTTATTTTCATCTAACCCAAGCAAGCGAGCAATCTGTTTGATCTGTGGCTCAATTGCTGGGTAACGAAACATAACATCTATACTGGTGACTTTATCGTTTTCAAACGCTGGAAAATCAGCAGGCTTCGCTTGTATGGGAGTGGATTTTTCAGTACCAATTTTAAGTGGATCAAATTGTTCCAGCCGTCCCTTCAGCGCATCGTAGAAACCCGAGGGCAATTCACCTACTATCTTAATGCGATAGTTATAGGTTCTTTCGCTTTCTGCCAAATACTCTTTAAAATTTTTCATGATTAATTCCTATAGTATATTTATGTCATTTGTCTTTTTGTGCTCGATCACCAATTAGGCGATCCAGTAGGTCATTGCGTGTTAATACTTGCCCCTGAGCTGTTGGTAAGTTATCCAAGTTGCCGGTTCGTTTGGCTGCGTCTTGATCCAGCTTCAGTTTCCTAAGCTGTAGGTCAATCATCTTCAATTTTTTGTTTAATTTGGTTGTTTTTGCTGTTAGTGCGTGCCCCAGCATAGTTCCAGCTACTGCAAATAGCTCTGCAGAGTAGCGACTATCCACATTCATACCCAAATCACTTAAATCTTGATAACTTTGTTTAGCCAGATCCGCTATATCGTCTAATTCTCTATCAGACGCCATTAAGTCCCGTATTGCGGGTAATGCTTCGTCAATCTTATCTATAGTATCATCAATGTTAACTATAGCGGTACGTGTTTCTTCCATGGTCATGTTTTCCACCACAGGAATATCTTCTGAATCTTCCAGTTGATCGAAACCAAAAAGCCGCTCTAATTTTTTTGTCATACTGTTATTTACAGTATTTTACGGGAGACCATTTACTTTTTACGTCCAGAATGAAAGATATCATTTTCTGTGATGACTCGAAAACCTAGTCCATTTTGTTTGGCCCAACTTTGTGCTGCGGCCCATTTTGAATAGTTAATGGCTATTATGGCTCGTTGACTATCTTTCATATTTTCCACAAGTACACTTTGATTACGTGGTTTTATTTCTATTAATTCAGCTTTAGTAGTGTTTTGTGGCCCACGATATACCACAATAAAATCAGGTACATACATGGTCATTTTGCCATGTAAGGGGTGTCGGTAGGGAATTCTAACAGGTTCACTCGCCCAGTTTACCACATTTTCATTATGATCACAAAAATGCATAAATGTCTGTTCCCAACCTGAACGATAACGAGGTTTCCCCTTTCCCACATACTTGTGAGCGTTGGCTACTTCGTATAATCCTTGACGAAAACTGGGCATAATTATTGTTTAACGTTATGGGCAGCGTAATAATTTGGTATTACCGTTGCTTGCATTCCTATCATAGTTGCACGACTTTGAAATGTGTTTAGGTAATAGGCAAATACCAGGGTTACCTGAGGTCCTGATAAACCTTGAATAGATTGTAATAATTGCATAACAGGTATTCCTGATGCAGCAGCGATACGGAACATTGTTGTAGTGAAGTTGTTTGCTTGTGCCGTAGTACCGAATACTGACAATAGATAGCTGCGTACTGCATCATATTCTTGTGCAGGTACGGCCTGTTGATATTCGTTAAACCTATCAAATATATGTACGGTTAAATCGATCGCAGTATTAATAGCATTAATAGTGGCCATGTTTAATCCTTACAGTCCGGCTGCACCAGTGGCGACATTATTTTCTGCTTCCGTGGTAAATGTCTTTAATTCTGTATTAGTAATAGGAGCCACATTTGCCGATGCGACAGGAATAACAAAACCGGTTGATGAATTTACCGCAGCTCTGGTTGCATCGGGTAAACTTTGAAGTGCTTGCGAGACAGCGTCATACTGTAGGGCTGGTTGTATAATGCTTAACGGATCGATATTACTAAAGGTATTGTATACCGCAGATGCAGCTTGCACAGCACCAATAACGTTTTGTAATCCGTTTTGCCCTGTATTAAGTGCCTGCAGATCTTGAATAGATCCATTTCTAGACTTAATTAAGCCTCCCTGACCAAATACACTTTCGTTACCGCCCGGGCGAGTAATGCCAGAAGGTATAGTGTCGTAGTGTGAGGGATCAGCAAATCCAGTCACGTTAGGTGATGATTGTCTTGAACCAATAGCACCACTCATATATTTCACAGTTTCATATTCTATTGATACATCATTTTTCATGGTGCCGGCAGCTTCGCCGTAATCAAATGTGTCGCTGCTCCAGCTGGTGATAACGGGGTTAATCAGTATCCACGCCGCAAATCTCTTTTGACTCAGGCCATAAATTGTAATGTCACGGAAGAATGGAGGTTTACCATTTGGCGCAAATAAATTATTTGTGCCGCTAGAATAAGTTTCACCTGCATACCCCCAGTCTGCGGTTTGTAGTACATCATTATATATGGAATCTTGGTAATTAAATCCGTAGCTCTGCCCCATGATCTGACCCAGTGTGCCATGTTGATTTGGAACTCGCCCAGTTGGTACGTTTTGATATTGTTGGGTTGCGTCTTTATAGTAATATGTGAAGTAGTTGTACCACATATTGCGTATTAAATCCGATTGATCGTCATGAAAAGATATTCTACTGGCTTCATATCGAATTTTACTTTGTACTATTCTTTTACGATTATACTGATTCATCACCGCAGTATCAATCTTAAATTTGGGAAGGTCTATACTTTTAACCATCATGCCAATAGTTTCTACTGTACCTGATCCGTATGCAGCCTGTAATTGTGGAATTTGCCCGGTGTTTATATTAAAATAAACATGGTATAAAAATTTAAGGCGTGGGATTAATTGATACCCGTTGGGTATAAAAGTTCTTGCTGCGTGGGTATAGTCTTTTAGACCAGGTACACTCTCTACACCCTGCCCGAATCCCTGTAATAAACTGCTACCCTGGCCAAAATATCCTGTGCCTGCGCTCATATAGATTAGAAGGCGTTAGTATTTACAGCAGCCGCTCCAGTAGCAAGAGTTCCACGTGTTTGTGGGATTGTCTGGCCAACACCGTTGGGAACACCAGCACTACTAACTTGAATAGCATTGTCATAGGTTATGCTCAATGCAATTTTGACTGCTTCAGAAGTTTCATATGCCATTTTACCATAGTCAGCAGATTTTAAATAACAGCCAAGTATGTCCCATTCTTCCAATACAACTGGCTCATTTGCGCCATTACCACCATCGAGAACTTGTAGCTGAATTGTAAATTTATAATCGATTGCAGATGCGGCTGAACTCTGTTCCATGAAATCTAATTGCTTCTGTAGCTGTTCACCAACTAATCGACTTACATTACCCTGCGCATCATCACGTAATGTACAGGTCATATCACTCCATGAATGTTTTCCAGCCAGTTTAATTGTGCTGTTGTAAATTGGTAATTTAATTTCAGCGAAATCAACTTTTGGTCGGGAAATATCTATGACTTGTTTAGATAATTCTGTAGTAGGTGTACTAACTCCAAAATTATTGAAGAACACACGGAAGCGGTACGACAACTTGGGCATTAACATACCCTGTGTTGAAGGACTCTGACCGTCTGCTCCCAGTGGAGCAGTCATGTTAGTTAGTGAGGATGTTGCCATTTCTTAATCTCCGATATACTTTATTTAGTTAATAAAGTTGGGCATTTCGCCCAACTTCATTTAAGCAGCAGCCTGCGCCGCAATTGCCCCAGTGTTTTGAATACGTAATGGAATATAAATAAATTCCACTGCTTTAACTGGCTCAATTGCAATATCAACCCATAACTGATTCTGATCAATTGTTGTTGGTGTGTTATTAGTATTATCACATACCACCAGATAATCATAAAGACCACGTTTAGCCACCAGGTCAATCATCAAACTTACAATTGTATTGCTGATTTCAGTACGTGTAATTTGATCATTAGGTTCAAACAGATATTGTTTACCAATTTGGCTAAGTCGAGTACGTAAGTAACATACTAAACGAGCTACGTTGATACGATCCAATGCAGTAGCAGTTCCCTGTAATGTTTTGTTACCAAAGTTAGTAATACCCACACCTGGAATAAAGGTAATTGGGTTAATATTGTTTGGATACAATACATCACGCAGAGCTTGACCCACGCTCAAGGTTTCAAACGCCCCAGTAGTAGGACTTACATAGCCTAATTGGAATGCATTGTCGACTAATCCACGGCGTGTACCTGCAGGTGCTAACCAGGGGTAAGCAACTTCATCACTGCGGATAATCGTACGGATCATCATATGACTTGGGTACGTAACTGCATCATTGCCAGTTAAATCAGTAGTCATACAACTTGGATAGAACGTTGCACCGTAACTATCACCTGTTGCCAAGTTACCGTCACCGTTTGGTAATCCTAATCCATTATTATTAGTTGCCCAGTTAGCGATGGTATTGGGTGTTAAGCGTAATGGTGTATCAATAATGCTAAATGCCACATTATTAATTTCATTGCTCAGTGCAACCATATTTAACGCACACTCTGGATAACCAGTAACTGCAATCAGGTTATATGAGTTTTGCTCTTCACGGATCTGTGTATTTGTTTCCAGTGCCGTATTCATAGCAGCAACAATAATTGCTCGCTGTGAGTGACGTCCCATATAGGGTGCGCCATCAGGGCGGTTACCAGTAGCCGAAACCCATGTATTAGTTACCGTTTGGATAGACCAATACGTAGGACTTGTATCAGGAGTATCGTTAGTGCTATTTTCAATACACGCATACACAATATTATTATATTGAACATATTGACCAATAGTGTATGTAGTAGTTGACGACCAGTCGTAAGTTGGATATGCTTGATTATTCCAAGCATTTAATTCAAAGGTTTTAACATTGAATCCTGAACGACGAGTATTCCATAATAGAATACCGGTTGGTGACAGGTCTGCATTAGGTGCATCTGGATCCAGGTAATTGCTGGTTAACAAACTTGTGATTGATGGCAATGCATCACTTACTGGATCTGTTGTGCCATTAGGTGCCCACCGTGCATCAGCGAATATAATTCCGCTTGATTCTGTTGCATCTGCATTGTTAAGTTGTACCCATTGTGGCACACCGCTAACATTTTCCCAACGATATAATGCTGGATAGTTTTCCAAATCGTTTGAATCAACCCATAAGTCCCCATATACTAACGGACTTTGTGATTGGTCTGTTTGTGTCGTTGGCGCATTAGTACTGATAATAGGACCGGCAGCATTACATAGTGTTAAGTTATACCCACGAGCATCAGAAGTCACTGTTTGGTAACCGACCCATTCACCGTTGTTCTGGATCATAATGTCAACCTGTGTGGGATCGCTGTAATACCAGTATGTACCGGTAGCAGGATTCTCATTTGGAGTCGAATTAGATGCAACGTAAGTAAACGTTGGATCGCTTACCCAGTTACTTAATCTGATACCAGAGGTAATTCCATTAATGTAGTTTTGGCTACATAGGAATGTACTGGTTGTAAAGCCCGCTGTGGTAATAGGGGTGCCGGTAACATTGGTAAGAACAATATCGCCGCCTGCGCTATGTGTGAACACAATAGCACCTGTACTGGCGATAGTAGCACTAACGTAAGGAATAGCCGCAGAACTCACCGCTGATATAAAATCACTTGGTGTGGTCCCTGATATTGTGCAGGTTATTGCGTTAGTATTATTAGCTGTTCCTGGTTGTGTTGCTATAATAGTAAATTGATTTCCCGACACAAATGTTTGGGTAGTTTCATCACCAGTAACAATAGTTGGTCCTGCTACGTAGCGTTCATAAATTGTAAATCCAGCAGTACCATTATCGAATGGGTCGTATCGACCGTATAACGTGCCAGCAGCGATATTTTCACCACCACCCGATGGGTCCAATCCGTAAATTGCCAGTCCATTATTAGCATAATTGGTCACTGGTTGGACAACAAATATACCCAGTGTTGCATTGAATTTTTTTACCACTAGGTTTGCACCTTTATTCACTGCATTGGTTTTCTGCCATACAGATCCCGTTACTCCAATAGCAGATGCCCCACCCTGACTCCATGTAGGAACTTGGTAGCTGGGCGATGCTTGGTAGAATGGAATATAATGTGTACCTGCTGTGATACCCAATGTAGTAAGAACTGTTCCCGACCCAGCGGCTATAACAACTGTTCCGGTAGGAGCACCAACACTACCGCCACTGGTATAAGATGTAGTGATGGTAGCAGCATAGCTTACAGATGTTGTTGTACATGCGGTAACTGTATAGTATCCATTGTATCCTGACGGAGTAATATTGCTTACAGAAACTTTGCTACCAATTGCATACGGAGCACTGGCCTGAGTGGCAAATGTTACGGTTGCAGTAGTGCCGTCGCCCGATGCGCCAGTTATTGCAAGGGTTGATCCAGCTGCGGTGTCATCAGCATAAATGCTTAGTTGGCCACCTACATTACCTGCATATACGCCAACTAAAGCAGCAGAAGTAATCGCATTAGCGATACCAGTAACTGTATTATTTGTACTTGCCGGAACCGTAATAACTGTGCCGTTAACTAGGAATGTTTCTGCGGCAGTTATACTTGAAGGTGTGTTAACACCCTGTACTGTTGTCCAGGCAGATTGCCATTCAGTACTACCCAATAATACCCATGTATTGTATAGAGTATTAATTCTAGAATCGTTTGATTGAGTAGATGTTGGGCCGCCACGTTTAAAATAAACGGGATTAGAAGTATATGTTGCTGTTACGGCATAATTTCCAATACTA